GATTTTTTAACTACTTATAATATTGATACTTGAAATTAAATGAGCGAAGATTATGATCACGACCGCGAAGAAGAATTAGCGAGTTCTTCTGATTCTGTTATACCATCACCGTCTCTGGCTTCGCGCTCAACCAGTACTGCTGATGCCGTAAGAAGACCCCCGATTACTATTCGATTACCAACTATCTCACCCAGAAGAAGAAGAGATAGGGATCCTAAATATTGTGTAATGTGTAGAGAAGATCACGTTATGATGAGTGAAAAACATAGATTATGTTACGATTGTTTAGTTCATACACTAAGCACTGCTAAGTTGTTCACCCAAGGTTTTGATATCACTACTAAGAGACGAGATAAACAGATGTGTATTATTTGTCTAAATACAGTAAAACATATTGGTAATAGATACATGTTATGTATTGATTGCTTGATTAAACGTTTAGGTGATGTAGGGATATTAAAGTTCAATGAATCTCAAGCTTTACACCCAGTTTTTATCGCACTCGATTCTGAATATGAAACTATGGGATACCGTGTAGACTGGCAGAGGAAAAAATATTTTCCGTGTGATATCTGCGAAAGAGATGTGATAGCCGATAAACGAACCGAACGATTATGTATGGATTGTTTGGTTGACAACTTGCTTGATACTCCTTATTTCAGAAAGCAAACTCGAAGAGTTTATTTTTAACATAATTTAAAGTTCTCTTTATTGCGAATAAATGGATGAAGCTGCAAGTATTGTCATAGAACCATTCAATGATCATTATGTGTTAGTTTATGCCGATCGAAAAATTTTTGGAGGGGAAATAGAAGCAAGAGGTGGTCAATGGGATAAAACTCACAAAGGATGGTTATTACCACAAGATCAAAAAAAATACATAGTAACTCTAGGTAATATAGAGAAAAATAACAACATATTTGAACAAACTACGAGTAGTTTTGCTAAAAAATCTACTCAGAAAAAATTCCACAGAGCAATTAGTGATGATGAAACTTCGTCCCCGGAATCTCCAGTGGAATCTCGTCGCAGAAAAAAATTCAATAGGAGTAGAAATCGAAAAAAGAAAATTAAGATAAAAAAGACGCCACCGATTTACATCCCAGCGACGACACTTCTTAACGATTCTTCTTCGGACAGTGAACATGAAAGTTCCGATGATAGTGATTTCCCGGAAGTAAGCTCTCCTAGAGATCACGAAAAGGAATACAAAGAGTTTCTCAGGAAACAAAGAAAGCTAAAAAATAAAAATTGAATTTTACTTAAGAACAAGTAAGTAAAATAAAAATGTCCACCACAACTTCTTCTAGTCAATCATCAGATTGTAATACCTCCAGCTGGAGGTGTATAACGCTTTCCAAAGAAGCGATTTCCGATCAAGGAAACAAGATTCGTCTTGTAGATTCCGATCCCGATAAAAAACTGGATCTTTTCTGTTATGTACGCTGCGTAGACAATTCAGACGCGAAGGTCAAATCTTGTAGAGGTGTAGTTACAGCGAATGATAAAGTAATATGCCAGACCTATGGATATACACACGAATATACTGCCGATAATATCGAAGCTATTAAGGGAACAATGGATTTTGATAGTAACTTTGTAGTCCAAGATGCACACGAGGGTTCTCTTCTCCGCGCTTTTTGTGTAAATGAAACTTGGTACATTACTACTCATCGCAAACTAGATGCTTTCCGGAGTAAATGGGCAAGTAGGCAATCATTCGGCGCGCAATTTGTTGAAAGTCTTGTTTCAACTTATGATAATAATGTGAGTTTCAAAGAAAAGCTAGATAGTATCAGCGACGAAGATGCTGCCAACATTAGTGTTTTTACTCTCAGGAGTTCCGAACACGACAAAAATCCAGTTTTGCTAAAGTTCCTCTATACGCTTGACAAATCTAAATGTTATTGTTTTTTGGTTAGGAACACTTCGGAAAATCGAATTGTATGCCAGAGTCCCGAAGCGCCCACATTGTATCATTCCGGTACTTTTGCTATGGAAACTTCTGAATTTCTAGGTCTAGATAGTGATCTGGGTGTACCGGTTCCTCAAACTCATAGCTTTACTTCGTGGGACGAAGTATGCAAATACGTAAACGAGGAAACTAGTTACGACACTCTCCAAGGTCTTATCGTATTTAACGGGCGAGATCACATTAAGGTACTTAACAGCGATTACAAACGTTATTTCGATGTTAGAGGTAATGAGCCAAGTATTCGATACCGGTATCTACAAGTTCGTATGGATAAGGAAATGACTGACTCACTCTACGAACTTTATCCAAGATACACTGATCAGTTCCAAAATTACGAGAACACTCTTTATGGATTTGCAAAGACAATTTACGATGCATATGTCAAGAGATTCATCAAACGCCAATTTGTAACTCTCCCAAAGGAGGAGTATACAATTATGCGAGCATGTCATGCATGGCATTTGGAAGATCGAGGTAAAAATCGTATGAATCTTAGAAAGGTCATTGAGAAGATGAACGCACAACCACCAACTATTCTCAATAAAATGATTCGTCGTAAAATGCAAGAAGCCATCGAAGAGAAGAAAAATGAAGGAAAAACCAAACAGGAAACCGGTGAAACCGGTGAAAGTGCTCCTATGGATACTTCTGAGTAAATAGAATATACAAAGATCGTTTACAGCAAACACAAAAATCAAATTTCGAGTGAACAAACACGTTAAAATGAGCGGTCTGTTATTAAATATATTCCAAAGAATATATTTATTCATTTAAAGTTTCAGTACTTTGTTAAAATGCCGAAACAAACACATGTTCCTCTCAGGGTTGTTAAAGTTCCATTAGATAGAACAGTAAGAACAAATTTTCGGAAAGATTTTCCAAGAATGTCTAGATTATATCTCGAACTGATCGAGAATACACACAAAATCGTTCCCAGATTCGTCGGGAAAGAATTTGTTCCCAATTACGATTCTATGGCTCCACACTCCCCAGAACCTTCGTTAACAGAGAATAATATAAGAACACTCAATGACGGGACCGGTTCTATATTTAACGATAGTGATTCCGAAGATGATGTTATGTCAGTCAAATCGGAGAATAGTAGCATTTTATCTGAGGATGATGGAGGTGACGATGATTTAACACAAAAACTTAAATCTCTCTTAGATGAAGACGAAACGTCTTCCATAGGGGATCTGACTCCTAGATCTGTTCATAGGAGTGGAAGAAGTAAACGTAGAACACCACCAACGCTAGATCAGTTAAAACAGGCTGGAACATACAAGGCCCCTAAAGTCGTACAAGAATTAAGAGGCGATGAAGATTTTGAAGACGATGAAGATAAAAAAAGAGAACTATTGTTCAAATTTGATCTTCTTAAAAAATCTTACAAAGGTCAAAATGTCCCGGAGTTTACCATCCATTCAGATTACAAAACAATGGAAAGAACTTATGAACATACAGTTAAGAAACTATCTCTAGATAGCACAGTTGAAACTTATAAGACTTACTTAATTGGCGGATTCATGGTCGTTGAGTACGTATTTGGTAGTTGGCTTAAATTTGATATGCAAGGTTTTACTCAACAGCAAATTTTGTCTATGAGTTCTTATGAAAAGTTGCTGATAGAGCTCGGTGAGAAATCTTATGTACCAGAAGGAAGCAACTGGCCAGTAGAATTGAGATTATTATTCTTGATCATCATCAACGCGGCGTTCTTTATTATTTCAAAGCTCATTCTCAGGAAGACGGGATCCAATCTCATGAATATGGTTAATTCCATGAATGCGGCTTCTACTCCTGCCACGGGCGGAGCCAAAAGAAAAATGAAGGGTCCTAGCATCAATTTAGACGAGATTCCCGAGTTTGAATAAATATAAACTGAATTATTAATGAAATATCATTAATAATGAACATTATGAAACTACAAATAGTATCAGATTTACACATCGAGACTAAACGAGAACACGTAAATCTATCGGAGTATGTAACTCCGGTAGGAGATATATTAGTCTTTGCGGGCGATATAGGTTCTATGTACAGGACACGTCAGTTGTGTAATCTTTTAGAACAAGCATGTAACCAATTTCCTCTTGTCATTTTTGTCCCGGGAAATCATGAATATTACAAACTAGGAAAGAATCATTCTAGACCTTTTGCAACACTAGAAAACACATTAACTAGATTCAAAGAATACCACCCCAACTTTTATTTTCTCAATCGGTCTACTCTTCAAATAGAAAACTATATTTTTATTGGGGCAACCCTATGGAGTAATCCTGATAAGTTTACCGATAGAATAGTAAGAATCAACTGTATTACCAAGGATAGATTTACCAATATGCACATATTGGACAAAAAATTTATTGTAAAACAATTGCAAATTGCTAAAAAGAAACAATTAACACCCATAGTTATTACTCATTATCCTCCTGTCATAGATGCTGTCAAAGAGTCTAGACTAAACGATCCTTTTCTTAGTCTGTATACAAACAATTTAGAAGATATCTTATCAGGCGCGAAGGTATGGATTAGCGGTCACACTCACAATAACTATATGAAATACAAGAATAATTGCTTACTTGTAAGCAATCAACTAGGAAAAGCGAAAGATAACATTACTGATTTTTCTAAACGGAAAATTATTACGATTTGAAATATAAATTCTAAAAAATTAAAACATTTCAAATAAAAAACATGTCTATTGACAAGATGAAAGTAAAAGAACTCAAAGCCGAATTAAGGAAAAAGGGAATGCTCGTTTCAGGTACCAAAGCTGTTTTGGTTGCTCGACTCAAAGCGGGTAAGTCTGCTATTAAGAGGAAAGCTAGTCGTAAACCCTTGAAAAAGAAAAGCGCTAAACGTAAAGCTGCTAAAAAATCACGTAAACGTAAGAGTACTAAACGTAAAGCTGCTAAAAAATCACGTAAACGTAAGAGTACTAAGAGGAAAGCCGTTAAAAAATCACGTAAACGTAAGAGTGCTAAGAGGAAAGCCGTTAAACGTAAACCTAGCACTAAGAAATCACGAACCCAGGATTGGGCCGCGATGACCAAAGCTGAAATTTCTAAAGAATTGAAATCTATGAAAGTTACAGAAATTAGAAAAAGTCCTAAGTTTAAACAATTCTTGAAAGGTAAATCAAAAGCTAAAAAACAAGAGTTAATAGAACATTTAACAGATGTTTTAAGTAGTGGACAAGTTCCCCCTGCTCCTAAAGCCAAAGGTAAAAGAAAGAGTGCCAAAAAACGTTCTCGTAAAGCAGTCAAGAAGTCTTCTAAGAAAAAGGCACCTAAAAAATCAGCGAGAAAAGCTTCAACTAAAGTATCACGCAAAGCATCTAAAAAAGCTGGAAAATCTTGGGGTATTAAATTAACTAGAAAATTCACCAGAGGGTCAGTCAAGAAAAATAGGGACAGTTTATTCGTGTTTGGAGAAAACGATGAATGCTTCCCCGTGGGAGAAAAATGGCGTAAAGACGGAGAAATCGAAGAAGATGATGAAAATTGTTATCAAACGTCCACCCAGGCTCAGATTAGAGGAGAACCTAATGCTGCTCCTATAGTAACTATATCGAGGCAAGGAGCTTCTGACAAAGAGTTAAAATCTATGATGAAAAGAGATGTTGGAGCTATTCTCAAGGATATGAAATCGGGGAAATACAAAGAGTTAGTACTTTCTACTCAACTAGTAGGAACGGGTGTCGCAAAACTACCTACGAAAAAACCAGAAGTGTGGAAATTTTTACAAGAACAACTCGCAAGATTGAAATCGGGTGGTATTTTACCAAAACCATCTTTAGGTTCTGACAAAACATCTATTACTGCATTCACTGCTTGGATGTTAGATAAAGAAATTAGAAAACGACCTCAAAAAGTCGTCCCGAGAAAAAGTCGTAAATCTGTAGCCAAACCAGCTAAGACAGCGAAATCAGCTCCTACTAGAATAATTACTCCAGTTCCCCAAGATTCTAACGCTGATATTGAGAAAGCTATTCGTAAATGTCTTTACGGGGATACGGATATCCTGCCTTCTGAAGCTCCAAAAGCAGCGGAACCAGAAATCGTTGATGACGATGAAGAGGAAGAATTAGAGATTGTTGACGATGAATAATAATAAAAAAGAAAAATTAACACAATTATGTTTTAATTTTCATCATTGTCCCCTGTTGCGCTCCTAATCGGCGTACATTTCCAACACGCGCATGCTATTATCACAGCTGCTACTATCGAGATTGAGTATCCTATTGTACTAAAATCAGACATTTATTATAAGATGTTAATTTCTAGGTCCAAATGCCGCACCCGCAGCGTTTATTATTCCCAGACCACCAGCGAACGCTGCCATATTTTTGTTTCTGTGAACAGCTCCACGGAACCAGTAAGATAACATGATTATTCCTACGCCAAATAAGATAGTTAATAGACCACCGATGATGTACATGACACGCACACCGGTACTGTATGTATCCGATGAAGAGTAATTACATCCAAGTTTACTACTGTTACAAGAAGATTCGGATAACCCTCCACATGGATCATTATAATAACACATTCCATTGCTATCTTGAGTACAAGTGGTTTTACCACAGACACCCTTATTCGGACACTGTGGAGGGTTAGTTGAACTGCATTGCCCACCATCAAAAATATCAAATCTACCGAAAGATCCTGCCAGGATTAAGTAAATACCTGTTAATGCCATTAAAATACCAATTATCCAACTAATTATTACTCCCACAGAACTGGAGAATTCTCCACCAGCTGCCATGGTTCTACCGAAGGTGATTTTTCCACCTTTTCTATGTTTTTTACGTTTGCCTTTAGCCATTTTAATTTAAATAAATAAAAATGGAATTTATTTTAGATATTGTTCCTTTGCTGCATTATATCCTTCGGAGAATAAATCTAGTCGCTGTGTGGTGTTAAGGTCGAACTCAAAACCTTTAGTTCCAGAAGTGACCTCTATTAATTGAATTTTTAATTCATTGGCTTTCTCCACACTCCGTCTAATAGTAGCGTCTATTGGTATATTGAGTATATTAACGCCGTATTTGACAGGGTTAAAGTTGGTATACAAGCTTTCCTGTTCTAAAGAAGGAGGATTGGGTTTGAGGTTAATAGCCAAAGTACTTTGCGGATCTTCTACTTGAGATATAGGTAAATTTTCAACCAAACCCCCGTCCAAATATAAACACCCATTGTACTCGTAAGGTTGAAAAATAAAAGGAAGGGTGCAACTCATTCGTATGGCACAAATACA